TCGGCTATTACCCCATTCTATTACCCCATTGCGTAAGTCATTGATTTTATTAAAGTTTTCAATATTGCCTTTTTCGTGTATTCAGGCATAATGATACTATGATGAATGAGGAGAGATGTATGATGATAGCATGGATGGAGACGCTACATCTGCTCTCGCCTCTGCTGGCTGGGGCACCGACGAAGACTATGGGTATTACGGAGAATGATTATGTTGGAATTCGTTTTCTACTGGTTCATCTTGGCGCTGGTCGCTGGGGTGTTTATTGGCAAGATGTGCTCTCTTGGTGGTGATGACAATGAATGAGATTATACCTGACTCAACGATTGGCTCACATCGTACTGGGCGACTGGATGGAATTACAGTCGACAAGATTGAAGCTGTCCTTGGGTTTTCTCCTAATGTAAAAGACGATCCAGATAAGGTTCGTTACAGCTGGGGATTCCGCGTTAATGGATATGCATGCGCAATCTGGGATTACAGGGGATCGCATGAATTTAACACTTTCAGTACCTTTGGTCCGTCCAGTGTTTTACATGCGCTGTTTCCAGATCATTACGTTGCGACTGTTATTGGAGCATAATCATGACATACCATAAAAAGTCTTTCAAGATTCCTGAGCGTGTTATATTTGATCCGTCAAATGAGAAGCATTTACTTGACTATGCTTTATTCATCAAGTATAATAACTGGAAGAATGGTTGTAATTATTTACTGGAAGATCCGTACATGGACATTCCTACGATGGTACACGATAAGGTTGTAAATCATTTTCTCTCTCGGTTTATTGAGAAAGTTTAATGTATCGTTGGTCTAAGAAACGCAAGCCAAAGGGCGAAGTTGCGCACAAACTTGATAAGCGTAAACTGCGTGGCGTTGGTGTGGTGTTTGGTTTGAACAGAGCACTACGTCCTGGTTCAGATATTGCGCTGAATATCAAGTCTCACGTGACGTCAACGCAGTTTCTTCCTTCACGCAACAGTGTTATGGATGCAGTGCAGCTGGCTAAGGAAGAACCAGCAGTGCGCGAGGCAATTATTGCTAAGAGTAAACGATTGGCACCAGCCTATTCAAAAGGCGCAGTGCAGTATATTACAGATGATGCTGATGTGCAGTCTTTGGGGAGAAAGCGATGAATGTTTATGAGGAGTTTGCACTTTCTTATTATCTTAGTAAATATCCTCAGAATGAAAATATTGAGGATATATTCGATATGATGCGCAAAAAAGAGTCAGATGTTATCATCTGGGAAGCATTCTATACTGAAGAAGTTGAAGATGTGATTGAATTCATTGAAATGATGATCCAAGATTTGGAACGCACCTTTGTTCCAAGGAGCAGTGATGAACCTTGATGGAGATGATGACGATGCGCTGAACAGTGTATTGAAATAATCAAAAAACATTTGGGAGTTGAAGAATGAACGAACGAATTGAACATTGTTTGTATCAAGCAGGACTAACGGCGTCAGGTTGCTGGGATGAGTTAGGCACCTACGAACAAGAAGCCATTGAAAAGTTCGCCGAGTTGATTGTCAAGGAATGTATTGAAAAGATTACAACCTATGATTTAGTTCCAGGGCATTCGGCTAAGTGGGAAGATATCTACGATATACACGCTAGGCTGCTACAAGATTTGGGTGAAGAATTGAAAGAACATTTCGGAGTTGAGTGATGAGCACTAATTATTATGTTATCGAGAATCATTGTGAATGCTGTAATCGGTATGAAGAAGCGTATCACATTGGCAAGTCATCGTATGGCTGGGCATTTACTTTCCGAGGATATCGTCAAAAAGACTTGACTTCTTGGCAAGCGTGGAAAGAGTTTCTGAAAGACAAGAAAATCAAAGACGAATTTGGTGAAGATGTCAACTATGCTTGGTTTGTAGAATACGTTGAAGGCTACAAATCGCCAAACTACGTTAGAGAAGATGGTCACAAAAATCTTTCTCATAATGAACAGGGTCGCATTGACAAGTATCCGTGGTCCAATATTGGACCACAGAGTCTGTGGTTTAATCCCGAGTATGATTGGGACGATCCGCAAGGTTATTCTTTTGGTACTAGGGAGTTTTCATAATGAACCGCGATGACATTATTCGGATGGCGCGGGAGGCTGGGCTGCACCTGTACGTTAACGACGTAACGGAGGAACCTTACGCATCAACACTTCAACGCTTTGCCAACCTTGTCGCCGCTGCCGAGCGCGAGGCGTGTGCGAAGGTGGCTGATGAGTGGCAGACAGAAGTTAATGACCCGCGATATCAATGTGATTGCGCCGCAGCCATCCGTGATAGAGGAATAAATATCAACTCTGAAAATGTGAATATAAGTATGAGTATAGAAGAAATGGCAAAAAAGTTGAGAAACAATAAGTGAAAGTAACTGTATTAACAGCAACAACAGGAAATCCTCTACTCTATAAAAATATCGAATCAGTTAGAAACCAAACCCATAAAGATATTCAGCATTTAATTATTGTTGATGGTAAAGATCGATGGGAGAATTGTTACGATATCTTCTCTAGAGTAAAATTCCCAAATGGGGATAATGAAAATTGTTTGATGCTACCCTATTCTATCGGTAAAGATCGATGGAATGGTCATCGCATATATGCAGCTGGAACATATATGGCAGAAGGAGATTATATAATATTTTTAGATGATGATAATGCGATAGAACCAACGCATATTGAAGATTGTCTCAATGTAATTAAGCAAGGAAATCATTGGGCATATTCTTTTAGAAACATTGTTGATAAAGAACATAACTTTTTGTGTCAGGATAATTGCGAGAGTCTTGGGAAATGGGCATCTGTACTCCATCCCCAAGACTTTTTTATTGATGTAAATTGTTTCTTCATACCAAAACTTCTTGCAGTAAGAATAACACCACTGTGGTATCGCAAGTTCAGAGAGCCTGGACAGCCTGAAATTGACAGAGTTTTATCAAATGCATTTATGCAATTAGCGCCGAAATTCCATACTACATATAATTATACAGTAAAATATACTGTGGGAAATACATCCAACTCTGTGCAAAAAGAATTTTTTGATCGTGGTAATGCTGAAATGCTACGAAGATATAATAACAAATTACCGTGGAAGAAATAAAATGGTTGAAAGAACTTTAGTTTGCGTCATAGCTGAAACAAGAGAACATGATGTCGTCTGGAATAATTTCAAAAAAAATGTTCTTGATGAATTAAATGCAGATCTAGCTTTATGTATCTCTGTCCCAAGCAATTATGATTATTCTAATCAATATTGGCAGCACGCGAAATATAAATGGACTTGTCCAGAATATGAAAATTGGATTGATGCATTTGAATATGCAAAAAAAGTTGAATTTGCTGATGCTCCAGAATCCTGGAAAGCATTACTCACAATTCCGAATAATTGGATGGCACCAGTGAACGGGGAAAATGGTGCAGGTGCAATATTAATATTTTTTAGATGGCTATTATTGCATAACTTCAAAAAAGATGACATATTTAAAAAATATGATAGAATAATTATAACTCGCTCAGATTATATGTTCTTGTGTCCACATCCACCAATGTGCTTGTTAGATCCTAATTATGTCTGGGTTCCAGATGGAGCATACCATCTTGGTATTACTGATAGATATGCAGTTTTATCAGTAAAAAATGCAGAAGCATATTTAAGTATTGTTAAAAATATGATGGTGAATACAAGAGATTTTTATCACAAAATGATAGAATCATCGTTTCCTCCTGGCTATCATCCTAGAGGGTGTAATCTTGAAATAACACAAAAAGTAACACTGGAAATGGAATTAGGTGAAAAGTGTTGTAGGGTTTTTCCGTTTATAATGTATTCTGTTAGGTCTGAGAATGGAAAGACAAGATGGGCAACTGGTAATTGGGATCAAGATCTTGGATATTATATAAAATATAATGATGAATATGAGAACGCAAAGAAATTTGAACAAATATATAAAACTACTGATGATTGGTTTAAGTATAGTTTTTAGGATTTAATTTATGATTACACATAGTAAACAGTTAGATAAATGTCTAATCTCTGGAAATCGAGTTGAAAAAATTCTAGATCTCGGACAGCATGCATACGCTGATACATTTATCGCAGAGAATCAGCTAAATTTATCAGAACCAGTTTTCCCATTACAGTTGTATTTGAACAATAATTCTGGTCAAATACAGTTAGGATTTATCAGCGATGCTGAAGACAGATATAATCTGTATGGATATAGCTATACTTCAAGCAATTCACAAACATCAAGAAACCATTGGGATGAATTTGCAAAAACAGTACAGTCAAAGCATAAAGCAAATTTAGTTGTGGAAATTGGCAGTAATGATGGTTATTTACTAAATCAGTTTAAAGATACAACCAATAAAATAATTGGTATTGATTCTTCTAAGGAAATGTGTGATCTAGCAAATTCTAAAGATATTACCACAATTCATAAATTATTTAATTTTGAAGTATCAGAATATATTAAACAAAAATATGGATATGCTGATATTATTATTGCTAATAATGTCTTTAATCATGCAAATGATCCTCTTAATTTCGCAAAAGGAATTGCAAATCTTTTATCAAAGGATGGAGTATTCATATTTGAAGTGCCATACTGGGAAAGAATGGTAACAAGCGGCAGATTCATTGATATGGTATATCATGAACATATAAGTTATTTTACTATAAAAAGTTGTATGAATCTATTAAAATCTGCAGGACTAGATCTAGTCGATTTTGATGTTGTAGATTATCATGGAGGAAGTTTAAGGGTAACTGCAAAACTAAAATTTGACCATAATATTAATTATAAAGTAGCAGAAGCTATTGAATATGAAAATAAAATTGGTTTATTTGATATACAATTCTATAATGAATTCCAGAAAAAGATAGAGCAACAAAGGAATGAATGGCTTTTAAATTTCTATAAAATTTTAAGTTCTGATCCTAATGCAGTAATTATTGGTGTTGGTGCAGCTGCTAAAGCAAATACTTGGTTAAATTGGCATAAGTTAGATAAGACATTGATTAAATGTATTACAGATGCATCCGAATTTAAACAAGGAAAATACACACCATTATCTAGAATACCAATTGTCAGCGATGAAGAATTTGCAAAATATGATTCACCATATGCTTTAGTTTTGAGTTGGAATATTGGGGAATCATTAAAATCAGCATTATTAAAAATAAATTCTAATGTGAGGTTTATATCACAATGAAAGTCTATAACATATATAAAAACAAAGAAAGCGGATTAAGTAAATTCTCAGATGAAAGAGGTTCAATAACAGATATCTTTTTCAAAAGAAATATTAATCATGGCTGTATTATAACTAATGAACCTGGTGCTGTTCGAGGAAATCATTACCATAATCTAACAACACAATACACATATATTATATCTGGAACATTAACATATTATTCATCTTTTATTGATAGCGATAGTAGCGTCGTAACAAAGTATGATGCTGTTGCTGGGGATATGATTATAAGCGAGCCTCGGGAAATTCATGCAATGAAATCAGGAAATACTGGTTGTGTGTTTATTGCTTTTGCAGAAGGACCACGCGGTGGTGAAGATTACGAAACTGATACAGTAAGAGTCCATTCAATAATCAATGAATAAAATAGCTATTATTTTTGGCGCTACTGGTGGCATAGGTTCTGCTGTATGTGAAACTCTATCCTCAGAATATAAAATAGTTGAAATTTCTAGAAAAGAAATTGATTTTAATTCTGAGATTAGCTATAATCAAATACAAAAATTATTAATCGAATTAAATCCTGATTTAATTGTAAATTGTGTTGGGCATTTTACAAATAATAATAATAATACACATAACAAAATTATGAATATAAATTTTGGCTCTAATTGGTCAATAATAAAATTTTTTGTAGAAAATACTTCTAATAAACCAATCAAAATCATAATGATTGGTTCTAGTGCACATAGAGAAGGAAGAAAAAATTATATGTTATATGCAGCTAGCAAAGCTGCACTATATAATCTATGGTTGAGTAGCTCTGAATATTTTATGGATAGTAATGTTTCAATATCAATAATTAACCCAGTGAAAACAAAAACTAAAATGATGGATAAATCAACAACTAAATTTATTATGCCAGAGGATGTTGCTAAAGTAATATTATCTATCGCAAAAGATATAAAAAGTTCTTGTATAGATCTAGAATATCCTCAGGAGAATTAAATGAATATTGGTATTATAGGTAAGGGAGTTGTTGGTACAGCTGTTTACGAAGGACTAAAACATCTGGGTCATTCAATGAGTTTTTTTGATCCAAAATATGACGATTCAAAAATTGAAGATGTATTAGATGCAGAATGCATTTTTGTATCTGTCCCAACGAATCAAAAGGATAACGGCGATTGCGATGTTAGCATTGTACAATCAGTTGTGAAAGAATTAAATGATGAGGATTATTCAGGATTAATTGCTATTAAGAGTACAGTAGTTCCTGGAACAGTAGAAAAATTATCCGCATTATATCCACTATTAAAAATTTGTTCTGTTCCAGAATTCTTAAGAGCCAAAACAGCTCTTGCTGACTTTATGTATAACCACGATTTACTTGTAATTGGTAGTACAAGAAAAGAAGATTTCGACCTTATAACAAAAATACACGGCAATCTTCCCAAAAATATTGCTTGCGTTAAGCCAACAGAAGCAGAACTAATTAAATATTTCAATAACGTCAACCATAGCGTGCAGATAATTTTTGCAAATATTTTTTATGATATTTGCAAAAAAATGGGAGTTGACTACGATCAAGTTTATAATTCAATTATTAAGAGAGATTGTTTTAATCCAGCATATTTAATGTGTAATGAAAATTTGAGGGGATTTGGTGGACATTGTTTACCAAAAGATACAAATGCTCTAGCTAATTTCATTGATTTACTTGGACTAAACTATTCAACGATACGTTCTGTTCTTTCTGATAATGAGAAAATAAACAATGAGTAAAATACTAGTAACTGGAGCCAGCGGATTACTTGGTACTGAATTTTGTAAACAGTTAAAAGATTCAAACAATGAAGTTTGGGCTGTTGATAATCATTCTAGATCTAACACTATCCCTCCTTGCGATAGATGGGTAAAAATTGATCTTAATTGTGTAAATTCTATAGATTTGAAATTACCAAAGGATTTTGACTACATCTATCATTATAGTGCAATAAATGGTACAATAAATTTTTACAAATATCCGAATAAAGTTTTACAAAATAATTTTGTATGCGATTTAAATATTTTTGAATATGCCAGCACTTGTAAAAATCTTAAAAAAATAGTTTATGCGTCTAGCAGTGAAGTTGTTGCAGATGATCCAGCACACCCAGTACCAGAAAATACAGATGTATTCATAAAGAATATCCACAATGCTCGGTGGAGTTATAGGCTCGCAAAAATTACTAGTGAAAATTTCTTAGTTAATAGTAATCTTCCTTGGGTTATGCTCAGATATTTTAACATATATGGGGAAAATAGTAAGCAGGGTCATTTTTTGGGCGACCAAATTAATAAAATTAAAAATGGTATATTTTCAATAATTGGTGGCGATGAAACAAGATCATTCTGTCATGTTAGCGATGCGGTATATGCTAGTATATATGCTGCAAATAATGTTGATAAACAATTAATTAATATTGGGAATGATAGAGAAATTACCATCAAACAGGCGGTTGAAATAATTGCGAAAGAAATGGGTCATGATAATGTTGAATTTGAACAGCTGCCAAGTTTACCAGGTTCTGTTGGAAATAGGAAACCAGATATTACTAAATTAAGAAATCTGATACCAGGATATAATCCAATTTCCTTTGAAGAAGGAATTAGAAAGATTCTGGAAACAAATAATTTTAAGTGAGGTTATTATGAATAAGCATAATGCTTGTATAGTTTCGTTTTATATGGACAATGTGAGTGATAAGACAGTTCAATTTCAGAGGGAAGTTGTACAGAAATTTAACAAAAGTAAGATACCACATTATACTATAAAAGTTGATACTCCGCATGGCATTTCTATTGATTATTTCTGGGGTATAAATGGATGCAAACCAGAAACTCTGAAAAATTATGACATACAAAAGCAAATTGATCATGATGTTGCTTTAATTCTTGATATTGACTGTATTCCTTTGAGTGATTATGCTATTGATTTTTATGTTGAAAAAGCAGCAGAAGGTAGATTGATTGGTAATGCCCAAAGGTCGAACCATATCAATAATAATCAGCATGTATTTGCTGCACCATCAGCTATGGGAATTTCAAAATCAACATTTCAGAAAATTGGTATACCTTCTGCACTTGAGACAAGCAGATCTGATGTTGGAGAAGAATATACTTGGAAAGCAGAAGAACAAGGAATTCCAGTTGACTTATTGATGCCATTAAGGTATGATAAACCACCAATCAGATTTCAATGGGAAGTAAACCAACCACCATATTGGGCACTTGCTGATGGGATGCCTGTATATGGAATTGGTACAACATTTGGAAACGAGGAACATGGTGAATTATTTTGGCATAGTTTCCAAATTTTTCATCCTGGTCAACAAGAAAATTTTTGGAATAAGTGTCAATCAATTCTTGTATAAAAAGCGATAAAATATATGAATCAAGTTAAAATCACACAGAATGAATTAGTGTATCTTTTTGCTGAGTTCTATTCTAATAATAAACACAATCAACAATTAAATCAGCTGACTGATTTTTTATTATATGAGTGTTTATCTGCCTGATCCGCTTTCGAATTTCTTTCACTTTTCTAATTTTGTTTTTGTGAAATAAAGGTTATTAAATGAAAAACACAGAAAAAATTGCTCTGTTATAATGGTAAAGTTGACCAAAAAAATAATTTTTTAATGAAATGCGGAGAAATTTAAAATGGCAAATAGATCAGATTTTCTTGGCGCTAAACTGCCTAGATATTTAAAGCGTATGGTTAGTATGGGCAGTGCGCTAGGATATTTTAAAGATCAACACTCTTATGGAGTAGCAAAAAGAGCATTTATTGATGCTCATAAATCACATGTTGCTGCAAAAACAAAGAGATTTGATAATAAAGACGTATCTTCAGATTCAGAAGATTAATCTATTGCGGGATAGTTCAGAGGCAGAACGCTGGACTCATAATCCAGAGGTCGATGGTTCGAGTCCATCTCCCGCTACCAATATATGCATTCATTAACAGAATTAGTTCCTGTCCTAGTAAAATATGGACAAACTATAAAAGAATTCTTCGGATGGTATATACGCTGTGAAAATGGTGATCAGTGGACCATGTTAGATGGTGTGTTTTACAAAAACAACGATCCAATCACCAAGAAAGAGCTTATAAAATATCTTGAAGAAAAACTGAAGAAACGAACAAATAAATCTAAAAGGAAAAAGTCATGACAGTTAAAGCACTAAAGTTAGTAAGTAGTGAAGAAGTTATTGGTAAGGTTGTATCTGAGTCGAAGGAAAAAATTACACTGGAAAATGTTGTTGTAGTTACATTACAACAAGCTCCAAACGGGCAAGCTGCACTTGGATTTTTGCCATTTATGCCATATCTTGGCAAAACTCCATTGGAATTTGATCTGAGCAAAACAATTCTTGTAAAAGAAGTTGACGAACAAATGGAGAACAACTATAATAGTGTATTCAGCGGAATTGTAACCCCGCCAGCAAAGACTATTATTCTTGAGTAACTAGTGAAATTTTATACTAACGTACAGTTATATGGAAAGACTATACTCTATCGCGGTGTTCAGGACGGTAAACGTGTTGCTCGCCGCATAGAGTATAAGCCAACTTTCTATGTTCCATCGAAGAAACCTTCCGAGTTCAAAACACTGTATGGTGAAAATGTTGAGCCAATAGAGCCAGGAAATATCTCAGACTGTAGAGAGTTCTTGGAGAAATACAAAGATGTCGAGACGTTCCCAATTTATGGGAATAATCGTTATGAATATGCATTTCTTGCAGATGAATTTCCTGAAGATATTTTTTGGGATAAATCTCATATTGTTATAGCATATCTGGATATTGAAGTTGCATCTGAGAATGGCTTCCCAGATCCTAAAAATGCTAACGAAGAAATTATCGCAATCACTTTAAAGCAGGGGGATACATTCTATTCTTTTGGTGTTGGTGAATATGAAGCACCTCAGAATGTGAAGTATAAAAAATGTGAAGATGAGTTTGAGCTTTTGGTTTGTTTTATTAATCATTGGACTTTACATTATCCTGATGTCCTATCGGGATGGAACGTAAAATTCTTTGACGTTCCTTATCTAATCAATCGAATCACAAAACTTTTTGGAGAAGCAGAAGCTAATAAGCTTTCTCCTTGGAAGAAGATCAATCCGCGCGAAACATTTATAATGAATCGCAAGCATTTGTCATATGACATATATGGCATATCCACTCTTGACTACATTGATCTGTACAAGAAGTATTCAAATACTCCACAAGAATCCTATCGCCTAGATCATGTTGCATTCAGTGAACTCGGAATCCGTAAGTTGGATTATTCTGAGTATGAAACATTGCATCAGCTCTATAAGTCAGATTACCAGAAGTTTCTTGATTACAATATTCGAGACGTTGATCTTGTTGAAAAGTTAAACGATAAGGGTGGGTTAATTGAACTTGCTCTAACTTTGGCATATGACAACAAAGTGAACTATGATGATGTGTTTACGCAAGTTAGAATGTGGGATGCAATCATTTACAACCATCTTAAGAAAAAGAATATTGTAATCCCGCAGATGAAGCAGGGAGAAAAAAGCGCAGCGTATGAAGGCGCATATGTAAAGGATCCGCTTGTTGGTATGCATGAGTGGGTTGTTTCATTTGACTTGAATAGTCTGTATCCGCATCTTATCATGCAGTATAATATTTCTATGGAAACAATTATTGAACCAGAGAACTATAGCGATGAGATTAAGCAGTTACTAAAGAATAACCAAGGAGTTTCGCTGAATTCCTTGCTAAAGAAAACAATCAATCTTGACGCACTAAAACAACAAAAGGTTACTGTTACGCCAAATGCGCAATTCTTCAAAGTAAACAAGCAAGGCTTGCTTGGTGAAGTTATGGATACAATGTACAAGGATCGTACTAAGTATAAAAAACTTGCGATAGAAGCAAAGAAGAAGCTGCAAAAAGTTCAAGAGGATCCCAATCAGGTTGAATATCTTGAGAAGGAAGTGGCTAGATATAATAATCTACAGCTTGCTAAAAAAGTTTCACTGAACTCAGCTTATGGTGCGATTGGCAACCAGTACTTTAGGTTCTTTGATATTCGTATGGCTGAAGCTATTACATTGTCAGGTCAGTTGAGTATTCGTTGGATTGAAAATAAATTGAATGAGTATATGAATGCTTTACTCAAGACTCGCAACAAGGATTATGTAATCGCATCAGATACTGATTCAATTTATCTTGACCTGTCTGGAATAGTGAAGAAAATTATGCCTGATACCAGTGATAAACTGAAAGTCATTCGGTTCCTCGATAAAGTCTGTGAGGATAAGATTCAAAAGTTTATTGATGAGTCATACCAAGAACTGGCTGAATATGTAAATGCATATAAGCAGAAAATGATCATGAAGCGAGAGTCATTGGCTGACAAGGCAATCTGGACTGCCAAGAAACGATACATTCTGAATGTGTATAATAACGAAGGTGTTGAATATAAACAGCCAATGCTTAAGATTATGGGACTGGAGGCAGTAAAATCTTCAACCCCAGCAGCCTGTCGTGTAAAGATTAAGGAAGCGATGAAAGTTATCATGGAGAAAGACGAAAATACCATGATCGACTTCATTAACGATTTTAGAGAAAAGTTCAGAAAACTTCCAGTCGAAGAAATATCATTTCCGCGTGGTGTAAATGGTGTATCTGAGTATCATGATTCAACGAATATCTTTAAGAAAGGAACACCAATTCATGTTAAGGGTGCTCTAGTTTATAATCATTTCATTCGTGAAAATAAATTAGATAAAAAGTATGAGCTGATAAAGGAAGGCGAAAAAATCAAATTCTGTTATTTGAAACAACCTAATCCATTTAGAAATAACACTATCGCATTTATTAATACAATCCCAAAAGAATTGAATATTTCTAAGTTCATTGATTATGATCTCCAATTTGATAAGTCGTTCCTAGAGCCAATGAAAATTATTCTAGACTGTATTCAGTGGCGAGTTGAGCGTGTTGCTTCGCTTGATGACTTTTTCTCGTAATTATTTTACTTCTAATTCAAATAAGAGTATAATGGTATTATTACCATAAGAGGTGCGCTATGAGTTTGTTAGATAAACTGAAAAAGAATTCAACTATTAAGGAATCATCTATTCTTGCAAAGTCTAAATTCTTTGCTGCTAAGGATATGATTCAGACTATTATACCTGCTGTAAATGTGGCATTGTCTGGTGATCTTGACGGCGGATTTACTCCAGGTCTTACAATGTGGGCTGGTCCTAGTAAGCATTTCAAAACAGCATTTAGTTTGTTGATGGCTAAAGCTTATCAAGATAAGTATCCTGAGGCTGTCATTCTTTTCTATGACTCAGAGTTTGGTACACCACAAGGTTATTTCTCATCATTTGGTTTAGATACTAATCGCATTGTCCATACTCCAATCACTGATGTTGAGCAATTGAAGTTTGATATCATGAATCAGCTGAAAGAAATTGAACGTGGCGATCGAGTGATGATTCTGGTTGATTCTATTGGAAATCTTGCTTCGAAGAAAGAAGTTGAAGATGCTCTTGATCAGAAGTCTGTTGGTGATATGACTCGTGCTAAGCAAATCAAGTCTCTGTTCCGAATGGTTACTCCTCATCTGACGCTCAAGGATATTCCGATGGTAGTGGTGAATCATACTTATATGGAAATTGGTATGTTCCCAAAGGCAATCGTCGGTGGTGGTACTGGTTCTTATTATTCAGCCGATAATATTTTTATTCTTGGTCGCCAGCAAGAAAAGGAAGGGACTGATCTTATTGGATATAGCTTTATTATCAACGTCGAGAAATCTCGCTATGTTCGTGAGAAAGCACGTATTCCTGTAACAGTTCGATTTGATGGTGGCATCAGTAAATATTCTGGCTTGTTGGATATGGCACTTGAATCAGGTCATGTTATTAAGCCAAGCAATGGCTGGTACTCAAAGGTTGATGTTGAAACTGGTGAAGTTGAAGAAAAGAAGTGGCGTCTGAAAGATACTGATAGTGCTGAATTCTGGGAACCAATCATCAGCAGCGACTCATTCAAGCAATGGGTGCGCGATAATTATCAATTCACAACATCAAATAATTCTGATGTTGATGAAGATGAGGATGAGTAATATGCTAAATTATTTTAGAAATAAACTAGCAACTTTAGAATTTTGGATTGCATCAAAAAAGATAAAAGAAGGTGTCACGTTTAGAACAGTTGATAGCCCAGACGGTATTCTGAGCGTTGAACTCCTGAAAGGGAAATTTAAAGGAACAATAGTTAATTTCACTAATTTTGTAATATCAGATGACAATGGTCATGCTCAACTTGACTTCGAGACTAATGTAGTTTATAATCCAAATCTTATCGAAGTAAACTCAAAAAAGTTAGAGCGATTAACAACAAATATTGTAAGATGCATTTTACAAAATTCAATAGAAAGGGTAGGACATGAAGGTAGAGCGAATAATCTTGCTGAACTTGATGCGGAACGAGAACTTCGCGAGGAAAGTGCTGCCTTTTTTGAAGAGCCAATATCTGACAGAAAGCCCAGAAAGAAAGCTGTTCGAAACAATAAAGGACCACGTCTTAAAGTATAATACACTACCAAATGAAAGTGCATTAAAACTTGTTCTGAGTGAAAAGAATAACTTAACTGAATACGAATTCAAATCTTGTAACGAAATTCTTGATGAAATAAATAGCGTCGAGCCAAGTAAAGATATTGCTTGGCTTACAGACGTGACCGAAAAGTTTTGTCAAGAAAAGGCAATTTATAATGCTATTATGGACAGCATTCAAATTCTGGATGGAAAAGATCAGAACAGGAGTAAAGGTAGTATTCCTACTCTTTTGTCTGATGCTCTTGGTGTTAGTTTTGACCCCAATGTTGGTCATGATTACATTGATAAGTTCAACGACAGGTATGATTTCTATCATCGGGTGGAGAAACGGATCCCATTTGATCTTGAGTATTTTAACAAAATTACAAAAGGTGGGCTTCCTCAAAAAACGTTGAATATTGCTTTGGCTGGAACTGGTGTCGGTAAGTCACTGTTTATGTGTCATGTTGCTGCAGCTAGTCTTATGCAGAACTATAATGTTTTGTATATTACGCTTGAAATGGCTGAGGAACGAATTGCTGAAAGAATCGATGCTAATTTATTAAATGTTACAATTGATGATCTGATGAAGATGCCAAAGGATATGTATCAGAAGCGCATGCTTAAACTCAAGGAGCGTGTTAAAGGTAAACTGATCATTAAAGAATATCCAACAGCGGCTGCTAATCCTGCACATTTTAGAGCATTGCTGAACGAACTCAATTTAAAAAAGAATTTTAAGCCTGATATTATCTTCATTGATTATCTGAATATCTGCGCTTCTTCTAGAATTAAAGCAGGAGCTAATGTAAACAGTTACACTTATATTAAGGCAATTGCTGAAGAATTGCGTGGTTTAGCAGTTGAATTTAAGGTTCCAATCATGTCTGCTACTCAGACAACTCGATCTGGGTATAGTAATTCAGATGTTGGACTTGAGGATACTTCTGAGTCATTTGGTTTGCCAGCAACAGCTGACTTTATGTTTGCGCTGATCTCCACTGAAGAATTGGAGTCGCTAAATCAGATTATGGTAAAGCAGCTTAAGAATAGGTATAATGATCCAACGCTAAATAAAAGGTTCACGGTCGGTATTGATCGTGCAAAGATGAAACTATATGATCTAGAACAGAATGCTCAGAAAGATATTGTTGATTCTGGGCAGATAAATGTAAACTCTAATAACAGAGATAAATTTAAGAATCTTAAAATATAAAAAGAAGGTTTAAAATGGCTGCGGATAATAAAGGATTTTTATATGAGAGCAAGATTAATAAATTGCTGAAAAAATATAAAATTCAAAATCAAGGATTTCGAGGTGCTGCGTCAGATTCTAATGCACCTGACGCCGAAATAATTATTAAGGGTGTAAAGTATAAAGTTGAAATCAAATTAGATCTGAAAGTAGATTTTGGTCAAGGTTCTTTGGATTATGATCTAAACAAAAATAAATGGATATTAGGTGGTGCTAAAACAGATTCTGCTGAACAGATGCGAGAATTCCTAACTTCTATTAAAGCTCCAGAACTTGTAAATAAAGAGTGGGGTAATCGTGGTGCACCAAGAAAATTTACTGTCCCATTAGATAAGTTTAAGCAGTCTGATGTTGCATATGATTATGCTAACTTTAAAGATAGATTCATTAATGTAAAACCAAGTGCAGTAGCAGATTATTATGTGAGTAAAAAAACATACTATATTCAAATCGGTAAGTATGGTTTATACTACATGGGTAAAGATGCAGCTAAATTGGGTGTGCCAGAATTTAATCCTAAATTAAGATTAAGAATTAGATTAAAGCGCGGTGGTAGCATTCCTATATACAACTATAGATTTTCAACAGCATTACAGGTAGTATCGTTGAATAAATCTGATGTTGACTTAGAAAATATTGATGATTTGACTGCGATTTCTGCGAGGGCAAAAAAATAATTTATGACTATACTTGTAACTGGTGGATGTGGATTTATTGGAACTAACTTTATTCGTCGCTTTCTAAGCATTAATGATGAAAAAGTTATAAACTATGATCTTCTTACTTATGCTGGCAATAGAGAGAATCTTACTGAGTATGAAGGTGATCCCAACTATATGTTTGTGAAGGGATGTATCACCAATCGACCACAATTAGAATATCTTATTGAAACTGAAAATCCAAGAGCTATTATCAATTTTGCTGCTGAAAGTCATGTTGATAATTCCATAAAAAACAGCGCACCATTCATTGGTACAAATGTTTATGGAACAGCATCAATTCTTGATGCTATTAAAAATAAAAATCCTGAGATTCTACTGGTGCATATTTCTACCGATGAAGTTTTCGGTTCTCTTGGAAAGAACGATCCTGACTTTACAGAAACAACACCATATGACCCAAGTTCACCTTATTCTGCATCTAAAGCAGCATCAGATCATTTCGTTAGAGCATACGCTAGAACTTTTAAACTGAAGACAATAATAACCAATTGTTCAAATAACTATGGTCCATTTCAGCATTCTGAGAAATTCATTCCAACAATTATAAGAAATGCATTAAGGAATGAAAAAATACCTATCTATGGTAATGGATCAAATATTCGAGATTGGCTATATGTTGAAGATCACTGCGATGCGATCATGCAAATTTTAGAGCGCGGAAGAATAGGGCACAGTTATAATATCGGCGGCGGAAATCAAATAGATAATCTTGCGCTTACAAAAATGATATTGAAGTATATGGATAAACCTGAGTCCTTAATTGAATTTGTTGAAGATCGTAAAGGTCATGACTATAGATATAGTATAAACTTCGACAAGGTTTATCTTGATATTGGCTGGTATCCAACAGTAGATTTGGATACTGGATTACAAAAAACTATTGAGTGGTATTTGAAATGAGTAAAACACTTGGTGTTATATTAGCTGCTGGAAAATCGTCTAGACTATATCCAGCTACACTTGCTGCAACTAAACAGCTTTTGCCAGTTTATGATAAACCGCTAATCTATTACCCACTGAGCACGCTGATGCTTGCTGGAATAGACGAGTTTGTTATAATTTCAAATCCAAAAGAAAAACAAGTGTTTCAAGAACTATTCAAGGACGCTAAAAAATACCTTGGTGTGAACATTGAATTCGCTGTTCAAGAAACACCAAAGGGAATTGCTGACGCATTCAACGTTGTATACGATCATCTATTTGATCGTGTTAGTGACTATGATAGAATAGCATTGATTCTTGGCGATAATATATTCTATGGAGCATCTTTAACTTCTATGTTAAAATGGGCTAATGTTGTTCATTCTGCAGTAACATTCGCCTTGCAAGTAAACGATCCAGAACGATTTGGGGTTGTTGAAATTGACAAATATGGTAATGCTCTTTCTATTGAAGAAAAACCTAAAGATCCAAAAAGCAATCTAGCAGTTACAGGTCTATACTTCTATCCAAAAGATGTATTTGCAAAAGTCAGAGGATTGTCCCCTTCTGCTAGAGAAGAACTTGAGATAACTGATTTAAATAAACTGTACCTTGAAGAAAAGAGACTAACAGTACAAAAAATGTTAAGAGGTATGGTATGGTTTGATACTGGAACTGCTGATTCATTAATGGAAGCAGCACAATTTATTCAAACACTACAAAATATTCAGGGTATCATGATTGGTTCTCCTCATGAAGTTGCATACAATAATAGTTGGATTGACGAAGAAAACCTAAGATATACTGCTGAACTTTGCGGAAAAACGGAATATGGAAAATATTTGAAGGCATTGAAACCATGAAAATATTAGTAGTTGGTCGTGGATGGACAGGCAATAAAGTCTATAATGAATTGCTAAGTCGCGGACATCAAACTGAAATTATTAATCACAATGACGCATTCTATAAAATTATAGAAGAAAGATATGATTGGGTTGTTAATTGCGCTGGTGTAACAGGATCTCCAAACGTGGATGCTTGCGAATTAAACAAAGAAAAAACATATTATGGAAATAGCATATATCCAGTATTACTTTATAAGACATGTAAATCTGTAGAAACAAAATTTGCACATTTTTCAAGTGGTTGTATATACTCTGGAGAAATAACTGATGTTTATGCTGATCCAAATTTTGTTGGTAGTACCTATTCTATAAGTAAGGGTGTGAGTGACATATATCTGAAAAATAAAACTCTGGTATTTCGTATTCGTATGCCATTTACTGGAGTTGATGAGAAAAAGAACTATCTAACGAAAGTTTATAATTATGCGAAAACTGGTAAACTGTGGAATGGTGGTTTAAACTCACTAACAGATCTAGATGAAGCTGTAAAAGTTGCTTGCAATTTAATACAAGAAGGTGTATGGGGACCATATAATCTAGTTAATAGCGGATCAATTGATATGGTTGAATTGGCTCAACTTATGGGTATAAGTCCAGAATGGTATAATAACGAAGAATTCGCAGCTGCAACTAAGTCTGGGAGATCAACCTGCACCATTCCAGCGTATCATCAAATGTCTGATGTTCGAACAGCTCTAAAAAATGCTATATGGAGCCTAGATTTTGTAAAGTATCAAGACAGCTAAATATAAGGAGCGTTTCACATAGAGTGGATTAGATGATATCATTTAAAAGTTTCTTATTAGAGTCGTTCGAGACAGAAAAACTAAAACATCTTGAGCATGCTGAAGACCATCCAATAAACGCAGGTTCAGCTGGATTTGAGCATGCTGTAAAAACCCTAAAGGGTGTGCATAATGCCTTGCAAGGCAAAAAATCAGACGTAAAGCTAACAACAAAATATGATGGTGCACCTTCCATTGTATTCGGCACACACCCAGAAAGCAATAAATTCTTTGTTGGAAGCAAGTCTGTTTTCAATAAAAACCCAAAGATCAACTATACTCAAAAAGACATCGAAAAAAACCATGGACATGCCCCTGGTTTAGTATCAAAATTGAGCGCAGCATTGGAACATCTGCCAAAAGTAACACCAAAGGGTAAGGTATACCAAGGTGATATTATGCATACTGCAGATAGTGTGAAAGAATCTGGTGGATCATATCACACAACTCCAAATACAGTAACCTATTCCGCAAAAAAGGGTTCCGAGCTAGGAAATAAACTAGCTCATTCCAAAATTGGTGTTGCCGTGCATACAGAGTATCATGGCAATACACTAGACAATATGAAAGCCAAATTTGGTCCATCAACAGAACATTTTTCAAAACATAAAGATGTAAATATCATCTCTACTGAAAGTAAACTTGATCCTAAAGACTATAAGCCTGAACATAGAAAACAGTTTGAAGATTCAATAGCCAAGGCTGAAAAACTAAATCCAGGACACGATTACTCTCACATCGACAATCATAGAGAACACTTAAAAACTTATATAAACTCAACAGTTCGTGAAGGAACTAAACCTTCTGTAAATGGGTTTATAAAGCATGTTGCAGGAAAATATGCTGCAACTGAAGCTAAGTATAAAAAATCAAAAAACAGGCTTAAAGTTTCTGAGAAATCTAGAAATGCAATTGCCGATATTCAATCCAATAAAAAGGCATTTCAAACAACACTACAGATACATAAGCATCTGCAAGACGCTAAACATGCTCTGGTTAAAGGTCTTGCAAATGAAGGAGAATTTGCACATTCGATTAATGGTAAACAGACTGGACCAGAAGGACACGTTGCCATACTTCATAATATGCCAACTAAGCTTGTTGACCGCAGTTCAGAAGGGTTTGCAGCATCTAACCTCAGAGCAGGTGGTATTAGGGCACTGAAAAAAACTAAATAATAAGTCACCCACAGAGTGGTATAATGAGTAAAGCAACATTTACATTTGGTCGTTTTAATCCTCCAACAGAACAAGGTCACGGTAAACTTGTTTCTGCAGTTCAGACTCATGCTGAACAATCTGGTGGATCTCATTATATCTTCCCTTCACACACTCAAGACGCTAAAAAGAACCCACTATCACATGGCGATAAAGTAGCTGCCATGCATAGTTTATTTCCAACTGCTAATATTGTGTCGCACCCTAAGATCAAGACTGCAATTGATGCAGTTAAGCACCTAGAATCTAAGGGTCATACAAACGTAACCATGGTTGTTGGTTCTGATAGAGTAAACGAGTTCCATGGATTATTGAATAAATATAGAGAAAAAGAATATCCCAACATTAAAAAAATTAATGTTGTTTCCGCTGGACATCGTGACCCAGACGCAGAAGGTGCTGAAGGTATGTCAGCTTCTAAATTGCGCGGTTTGGTATCTAGTGGAAAGAAAAAAGAGTTTATTAGTCATTATAGCAACCCAAAAATAGGTGCTATTATACATGATAAGGTAAAAAAAGGAATGCAAATGGAATCAGTAAATCCCAAAGCTTTATTTCTTCTTGGTGGTCCAGGAAGCGGTAAAGATTATGTAATTAACAACATTATGTCGAAATTCAATGTTGTTGAAGTACAGTTGGACCAAATTCTAAATGGTGCAGCCAATGAGTTAATTGAATCGAATTGCAATCTTCTAATTAATTCTCCTTCTGATTTGGAGAAGATTGCGCTCGTTAAGAGTACTCTTGGTGAAAAATACGATTTCAGCCATACACTTGTATCTGTTACAAATAAAGTTAGTCGCGAAAGAAACGAATATCGCGCCAAACCAATGAACGAATCTGTTAGAATTCGTAAGTGGTTAGATGCTGAGAAAACGCCAAATATGTTTGAGAATGTTTTTGTATTCCAGAACTCCATAAATCTTTCTGAATCCACAGAAAAAGAACTTGTACAATTTCAGTTTCAAATTGAAAAGTTTCTTGAGTATTTGATTAATTCTGGATTTATTATGGAAAAGGTTAAACAGCCTACAGGAAGTTTGAAAAAGGCATGCTGGAAAGGATATACAGCAATTGGAATGAAGATGAAGAATGGGCGTAAGGTTCCTAATTGCGTTCCTGTCAAAGAAGAAGCATCAACTGTTGATGTAACACCTTCTTCAAAACCTAAAACAAGAACTTCTTCAAAACCTAAAACAAGAACAGGCAAGAAAAGAGTCGTACCAGCCAATGACATGAATGCAAGAATTGATGGGGCTGGTGGATACAGCATTGGTGGACTAATGCAAAATTCTTATGTTCCTTCTTTTAAAGAGTTCGTCAACGAAGCTGAATATCAAGGTAGAGAAGTTGAACTCAATAAACCAATGGCTGGCGACGTAAAGAAGTCCAAGGTTTATGTAAAAGATCCAAAAACTGGTAATGTAAAGAAAGTTAACTTTGGTGATAAGAGTTTAAGTATTAAAAAGCATATTCCTGCAAGAAAGAAGTCATACTGTGCACGTTCTTCTGGTCAGGGTAATCTTACAGATAAAACAAAAGCAAACTATTGGTCTAGAAGAGCTTGGGAGTGTTAATAATGCAAGAAGCATATAAACCATCAGCCGCTGCATTAGCAAAGGCATCTGCAGCTAGAGAAAAGATGAGCATGGCAGCTCAGAAAAGACTTGCTGCCAGATCTGGTGAGAAGATGGCACTTTCCGTAAAGCAAGCCACTAAATCAAATGTAGATCGCTTGAAGCAGAAAGCAAGAGAAAAAATGTCGTTAAAGGCATATGGTGCAACTACTGGAACAAAAGTCGGTAGAGAAGGTGGAGAAGAAATCCGCGATACAATTGCACCACTAAGTCCAGAACAACACTCAAAGGTACAGACAGCAAAGCGCGAAGCAACACCAGCAAAAGAGCCAAAGATCAAGAAAATCAAACAACAACCAGCTGTAAAGAAACCTGAGTCTAGATTTGATATGATCAAGAGAATTGCGGCTAAAAGAAAAATGAATAATCCGTCCGTTTCAGCTAAGCAGCTCCGTACTATTGCAGCTGTAGGTGGGCAGGAACATGACCATGGCGGCTTCGATGATCTTTCTGATACAAAATACTATCATAGAGGCTCTTATAATGAAGAAGTTGATAAGGGTGAATATGATTATGAAGGTGATATGGCTATGTCTCAGTTAAAGAGCATCATCACAAATGCCAAGGCAATACATGATATGCTTGAGCCAGATACAAATCTTCCTGAATGGGTACAAAGTAAAATCACGCTTGCAGAAGATTATATTGTAACAGCTGCAAATTATCTAAAAGCAGAAAAAGAGTAACGAAATGAGCAATAAACCACCATTTACACCAGATAAGCCTGCAAAAACTCCTGGAGTTGTCGTCGGAAAGAAACGACCAGAGCAGATGTCAAGAGCAAGACACCTAGCCAGACTTGCATTGCAAAAACAATGGAAAAAAGTTGGTGAAGAAGTTGAGCAACTTGATGAGATGGATAAAGAAATGCCTCTATCGCGTGAGCAACTCGATAACATGGCAAAGCAAAAGCCTGCAGAGTACGCAAAACTTTATGCTAAGGTTTCGCCAGAAATGCGAAAAAAATTAAAACTTCCGGCAAAACTTCCCGAAGAAGTCAAAGATAAAGTTAAGGCTAAAACACCTGCATCTTCACCTCTGCACGTCACACTAGACCAAGCATATGCAAAAGGTCGGTTTGGTCGTGCGCCAAGAGGCAGCAAAACTCTCAAAGGAATGGGTGAAATTGAACTTGTAAAGAAATTGACAAAAGAACAAGTCGGACTTGATGAAGGTAGAGAATCACGTAGCGAATATGATGCAAATCTAGCAATGGCACCAGTTAAAAAAGCAGCAACAAATGCAAGTTTACCTGAAATCAATGCTCTAATGAGAAAACAAAAACAAAAGCAGCATCCAAAGACCAAAGGATTCTTACAGAGACTTCTTAACAGAGAAGAAGTTCAGGCTGAATCATATGAGAAAGCACAACAGCATAAAGCTCTAGCTGCTAAAGCTCTAGAAACAAGCGATACATCTGGATATAATAAACATATGTCTGACCATCATGAAGAAATGGGAAAGTGGCACGAATCAAAGGGTCGAAGCGATCTCGCTCAGCGCGAGTTTGATAAAGCAGAACAAAGTCACGAGAAGTTCTTATCAACTACTCTAAAAGGAAACATTAAAATGAAGAAAGAAGAAGTCAAGCAGATTGATGAATCAAAAACTCCTGAGTATTATGATAATTTAGCTAAAAAACATACTGCTGATGGTAAAAAAGGAACTAGAGCAAATATGGTTTATGCTTCTGCTGCAGCAGGGAGAGCAAGACGTGCTGCCAAAATGCTAAGAAATGGCGAAAGTCAAGAAGCTGCTTGGAAACATTATCAAGGAACGACTATGAAGAAGGAAGAAGTTGAGCAGGTGGAATACATTGAAGAAAAACTAAGTAAGAGAGATCCAGCTTCGAAGTGGATTCATGACTTTGTTGCATCAGATAATCCTAAGTTTGCTGGTAAGTCTAAGAAGATGCGTATTAATATGGCACTTGGTGCTTATTATGCCGCACAAAGAGCTGCTCCAAAGAACGAAGAAGTTGCTCTTGATGAAAAGTTAGATGCTGTTGGCAGAGAAGATGCTGATGTTAACAACGACATGAAGGTAGATGTAACAGATAAATATCTACTTGCTCGTCGTGCAGCAATCAGAAATGCAATCAAGAGTAAGAAAAAATGAATGCAGCAGATAAAGTGATTGGCAAATATAAGAATATGAAAGAAAAACAAAAGAAGCAGACTGGGAAAAAAGATAAATCCCACGTCAATCTAGAACCACAAGTAGGATCACAATCATCTGTTGGTGGTCCATCACCAACTTCAGATGCATCAGGGGAACATGATGTTAAGCTTTAAACAATTTATTACAGAACAAGAAGAATTGGTACTAGACACTCAAGATGTAAAAATTCTTGAGTCTAATATGGAAGTTATTAACAGCGACCTTGATACTGTTACAGGAAAACCATTCCTAAACAGTGCATTGTTTGTTAATATGGTCCGCGGAACACTAGAAAGATATGGAATTCTAATACCACCTGGATTTGAAATGCCAATGCTAAGTGCTGAAGCCGAAACAGTCTATACACTTGGAGAAAGTGGGTATTACCTGTACATGGTGCATAATCTAAACGAAGATAAGTTGATTGATGGTTACGCTCAGATCGTTGATGAAACAGATCTAAACGACCTTATGGATATGGATCCATCAGAACTAACTGATAACGAAGATGATTATGAAGAAAAGCCATGGATTCCACCAGCCAGAAGAGATGATGATAGCGGTAATACGGACGAATATGCGTGAAGTATGTTTGAGAATCTAAACCATGACAATGTGTTAATTTATGCAATAAAGTCATATGATAAATTAAACTATGTCAAAAGTCAATTTCAGGAAGATTATAAGACATTTCGATATATCAAACGATTACTACAGAGATATCGTCTAACAAGAGAATTACGTGGATCACTGATTCTAAACCATATTAATGTAGTGTATAATGTATTTGGTCTAGAAGCTGGAACTAGGTTACTGTTTTTTAAGACAAACAAAGAAGATTATAGTTACTTGAAAACCTTTCTAGTCTTTCTTAATAAAATGCCAGATATAGTTAAGGGTATTGATGGTAACAATATTATTTCTAGTGAAATTGATATAGATATAAGTATAGCTGATTATTTAAGAAAACTCTAACTCAAACCGCTACACAGTTATTATACTTAGATTACAGAAAAAGTAAAGAGAAAATGAAGAAAATAGATGAAGAAGTTCCTGTGAATACCGCATCATCTGGTAACATAGCTGGATTACCACCAGATACACCACCAGTTGGTAAAGGTATTACAACTAAGGGACACATGCTACGTCGTAAACTTCCAACATCAAAGTTTGCAGGAAAGAAAGTGTTTGTTGTTCCAGAGGACACCTATTACAAAGCATTGCTCGGAAAACGTAAATATGAGCATTACGAAAAGTACATAAATGAGTGTGAGGGCGGCGAAGAAATTCGTGAGTTTGGTCGTAAACATTGGGATGAGCCAATTATTCTACAGAACGAAAAAACAGGCGCAATGGTGTATCTAAAATATGGAAGGAAGTGATGAAGACACTAGAGGAGAAAAAACTTCTAGCTCAAATGTCAAGAGCATTTGGACAGCCTGATCCTGAACTAGAGGAATCAATTCGTAGAGAAGAATTACTAAATGAGAAGCTGTTTGCTATAAAAAAGCCAGTAGAACCTAGAATTGAAATTCTTAAAGAACAAGTTCTGACTGAAGTTGAAAAGCCAGCAGAAACAAATCTAATACCAGCAAAATCAGATCTGATTCAGCAAACAGTAAATTCTCTTTCAGATCCAAAATTTGTCAAATCAAATCTACCTGATTTTCAAAAGAAAGAACTTGATGGTCTGCGTAAGCAGATTGCTGACATTATTCAGAAAATGGGAACATTGTCTTGGGGTGGTGGTGGAACTGGTGTTGTAAGGATAAATGACACTGATGACTTCGACAGAGGATCATACTCTGAGGGAAGATACCTCAGATGGTCTAATGGAATGTTTCGACTTGATGAGATCAACACTCAACAGGTAGTCTATAATACAACGCTAGTTACTTCTGCTACATATACAGTAGCAGATGAAGATTATTATATTGGTGTAAACTATGCAGGACCAGTAACTATTACAGTTCCAGCAACTACAGCATCTGGTCGTCACATAATTATTAAAGACGAATCAGGAAACTGTGATGTTAATAACATAACGATTGCAGGAACTATAGATAATGATGCTGGAGGATGTATTTTGCAGATTCAGAATGGTGCTATTGATTTACTATTCCGCAATGGATGGAGAATTAGCTAATGACTTATTTGTATAATAAAAATGTAAATGTTCAGAACAACAACACTGTTGTTACTGTAACCAATCCATTTCCAGTAACATCAGCAGGAAACGGTTTGACTATCGGTAATATATCTCCTGATGCTTTTGGTAGAACAAGAGTTTCAGATGTATTTACATTAGGCGACTATAAACATTTATATGCCATTGATCCTAATTTCATTAATCAAAATTCTAATGGCGGTACTGTAACTTATTCTCAAAACAAATCATGTTCAACTCTAGCAACATCAAGCGCAACGAATAGTGTAGCAATACATCAAACAAAATTCTATCACCACTATCAGCCAGGAAAAAGTCAATTAATATTTTCTTCTGTAAATTTTGGATTTCCGCAAAGAAATGTCACTAAAAGAACAGGATATTTTGATGAACTAGACGGCATCTATTTCGAGCAAGTTGGAAGTAATACAGCAGATGGAACTAGTGCAAGTAGCACAACGCAAACTCTAAATTGGGTTATTCGTTCTGATACTTCAGGAACTCCATCAGAAGCAAACGTAGTTACTACTGTAAATGGTTCTCCTTATACACATAAACGTCGTGTCTCGCAATCAGATTGGAACGTAGATAAATGCGATGGAACTGGCAAGAGCGGTTTTAATTTAGACGTATCAAAAACACACTTGATATACATTGATTTTCAATGGTTAGGTGTTGGTAGAGTTCGTTGTGGATTTGTTCATAATGGACAAGTTATTATTGCGCACGAATACTACCATTCAAATATTCTACAAGAAGTATATTTGACAAACCCAAATTTACCTGTTCGCTGTGAAATTAGAAATACTGGCGCAGGTACAGGCGGCTCGATGGATCAGATCTGCGCAACTGTAGGCAGCGAAGGTGGCTATGTTGAAAGCGGAATTGACTTTGCAGTTTTA